GAGCAGGCAGTGCTCGGCAGCGTGATCGAGGTCGTGACGGTGAAGGGCTACAAGTACGGCGCGCCGGAGGACATGACCGGCGAGTACATGGCCGAGGTGCGACTGCCCAACGGCGACAACCTGTCCGACGAGCTGGTCCGGCGTGGCCTGGCCGTCTACTGGAACGGCGTCGGGCCGCGGCCGGCCGACGCCGGCTGAGATCGGGAGAGACGTGGAACCCAAGGACCTGATGACCAGGCACCCGTCGACCGTGCACCTGCTCGGCCTGTTCGACGACGAGCACCTGCCTGCTCACCTGCAGGCAGTCAGCCGGCCGTGCCGGAAGCTGGCCTACAAGATGGCCGAGGACATGGCCGACAGCCCCGAGCTGACGTTCGGCCTGCGTCAGCTGCTGCTGGCCAAGGATGCGTTCGTGCGCTGCGCCGTCGTGAAGGCCAAGACAGGTCAATAGCAATTGCCATAACACCGTCGAAGGGCCACCACCCATGGCCGACGAAGAGCAGGCAGCCGAGGAGCCCATCCCAGCTGAACCCACTCCGCCCACCGAGATCGAGATAACCGTCGCCGGCCACACCGTCACGGTGAAGGCCACCGCCCCGATGGGTGAGGTAGCCGCCCAGGCGCTCGACCTGTTCGAGCGGACCCGCGGCGCCGCGCGCCGGATCCCGATCGGATTCGACACCAACGCGAGCCAGGTCGAGCTGGCCCCGGCCGTGGCCTACGGTGGCGCCCTGCAGGAATGGGGAGCGGAGGAAGACCATGCCGGGATGGGAAGGCAGCACACGTAAGTCCCGGCTCCCCGAAGACTGGCCACAGCGGCGAATCAAGGTCCTCGCGCGCGACGGCGGCCGATGCCAGTGGCGCGACCGCCCGGACGTCCAGATCTGCGGCCGGCGCGGAAACCAGGTCGACCACATCATCCCCGGCGACGACCATAGGCTGACAAACCTGCAGGTTCTGTGCGAACCTCACCACAACGTGAAGAGCGCCCGCGAAGGCGGACTGAGCTACATTCCGCTGCACCGCCCACCTGATCCACACCCGGCGTTCGGCTGATACTGACCGCGCTACCTACGGGAGTCAGAGCATGGGCAGCTACACGGTGGCCTCGGGAGACATCGGGGTCCACGAGAAGAAGCTGGTGGCGTCGACCGTTGACACGGTCACCTTCGCCGGCCGAGACCTGACCGAGGTCGAGATCCTGAGCGACGGCACCGCCGACATCTACGTCCGCGTCGGTGGCCAGCCCCCGACCATCGCGGGGTCCACCAGCTGGCGCATCTTGTCGGCGATGGGCAGCTCGATCATCCCGGTGGACACCAGCGGCGACACGATCGTCAAGCTGATCTCCGCTGGGACGCCGACCTACTCCGTCTCCCGGACACGCTGATGATCCGCCGAACCCTCGCCAAGGTCGTATCAACGACCACCCCGCCGGCCCTGTCCGCGGAAGACACGAACGCCCGCGCGCTCGCGGCCACGGCGAACGCCGCCGCCAACACCGCGCAGCAGCAGGCCAGCGCGGCCACGCAGGCCGCCGAGCAGGCTACGGCGATGGCTACGCAAGGTGCCGCAGCGGCCACGACGATGGCCAACTCCGCGGCGCAGGAAGCGCAGGCCGCCACCACCACGGCGGGTGCCGCGCAGCAGCAGGCCAGCAGCGCGGCCGACACGGCGGCCCAAGCCAAGGGCGCGGCAGACGCCGCGAAGACCCAGGCGGCCAACGCGGTAGATGTGGCCCAGCAAGCCAAGACCGGCGCCGACGCCGCCAAGGCTCAGGCGGCCGGCGCGGTAGACACCGCGCAGGCGGCCAGGGCCAGCTCGGACACCGCCCAGCAGCAGGCTGCCAGCGCCGCCAACCTGGCATCAGGGGCAGCAGCCGGCTCCGTCCAGGCGCAGCAGGCCGCCGCCGGCGCCGCGAGCGCGGCCCAGCAGGCCGTGACGACGGCCAACCAGACCGCCTCAGCGATGAGCGCCGCGGTGCAAACCCTGACCGCAGAGCTGGTCTCGCTGAAGAACCAGGTGCAGCAGCTGACCGCGCTGCCGGCGCCGGCCAACGGCAAGAGTCCCGAGATGCGCAACACCGGCGCGGCGATCCAGTGGCGCCAGGAAGGCGGCTCCTGGGCCGACCTGGTCCAGCTGACCGCGCTCACCGGCGCGGCCGGTCCCGCTGGCCCTACCGGCCCAATCGGTCTGACCGGCCCTACTGGCCCGGCTGGCCCGACTGGTGCGAGCGGTACCGCCAACCTGAACCTGCGCCTGGCCACCGCCAGCGTGCCGGCCATCCTTCTCGGTGGCAGCCTGGACGTACCGGTTACCTGGTCCTCCGCGATGCCCGACGAGGACTACCAGATCCACCTCGCCGCCGAATCCGGCCTGCTCGGCCGCTCCACCCAGACGGTCAAGTCGAAGACCAAGACCGGCTGCGTGGTCACCGTGACTTCCACGTCCCTGGCCATCACCGCGGGCTCTATCCTGGTAGCGCTAGCACTCGACTTCTAAGCGCCAGGAAGGGCCAACCACCCATGGCCAAGATTCCCGACGGCACGTGGTACGACGACGGCAACCTCGACCAGATGCACCGCGACCTGGAGGCGGACTACCCAACAGTCCTCGGCAAGCTGATGGACCGGCCGGCGATGCGCCGCCACGTCCAGAACTGCCCCCGCTGCGCTGAGATCGCCGCCCAGCGCGAGCGGATCGAACCGCCGTCGCCGCGCCGGCGCGGCAAGTTCGTGATCAAGCAGTCTCAGATGGCCCAGATCCTCGACCTCCCCAAGGGAGCCGAGGTGATCTTCATGTACGCGACGATGGACCCGAACACCGTGCAGGTCATCGTCTCCATCGCGGACCTGCCGGAGATCCCCGAGGAAGGCTCCTCGCCCATCCTGAACTACCAGGTCCTCGGTACGGAGCAGGCCGCATGAAGCCGTACGTGGTCAGCTCTGACATCACCGGGGTCGAGTTCTCCGATGGCCGTGTAGCCACACATCTGGCCTGGGACGACATGATCTACGTGCGACGCACGATGCCGGCGGACGCCACCTACGGCGACAAGGACGGGTTCGTGCGGCTGTTCGACCTGGTCCGTGCCGAGGACGTCTCCGGGGTCTCCGGCACTGGGGTGGTCGCTGAGGGCGCCTGCTTCGGCGGCGGCCTGTGCGTGCTGCGCTGGCTTACCGCTACGGCCTCGACCGCGGTCTACGACTTCCCCGAGCACGTCATCGCGATCCATGGCCACGAAGGCGCGACGCGCCTTCGGTGGCACCGCGAGGAGGAGAAACGATGAAGGCCAAGATCTTCGACCTGATCCGCCGGTACGCACCCCTGCTGCTGGCCAAGTGGCGCGAGCGCCAGAACCGGCGACCCAAGCGCTGACCTGGGCCGGCAGTTAGCCCAGCCTTCCTCCAGTCACCCGGGTCGAAGGAAGCACCGTAACACAAATCCTCGGCTTTAGACCGACATTGGAGGCAGTCATGGCTCGACTTCTCGGACCCGAGAACCGCACGGTGCTGCGCATCAGCCGCGAGTCGTTCGTGCGCACGTCACCCAAGCGCAGCGTCAAGATCACCACGGACGAGGCCGGCACCACGCCGGCCTCGATCCTGGCCTACCAGTCCGGCTCCCCGGACACCCCCGGCGCCGCGATCACCGGTGGCGTCGTAGTCACCGACATGAAGTCGCAGGTCCCGCTGTTCTGGTTCCCCGACGGCGTCCGCACCGTCTACGCCCAGCTGGGCGACGGCCGCACCCAGGCGCTCACCGTGCCCGGTGACGCCTCCATCGAGCAGGGCATCGGCGCGACGCTCGGCGGCAAGGACACCCTGAACCCCGCGCGCTTCGTCGGCCTGAAGACGACCACCGGGGCGCCGACCACCGGCACCTGGCTCAAGGACGACTGGGCGCTCGACAGCGCCGGGGTCATCCACCTCTGCACGGTCGCCGGCACGCCCGGCACCTGGACGTGACCGACCGCCTGATCGGCGCCGATCTCGACGCCGCGGGCGTGACCCTCGATCTGGAAGATGGCGACACCGTAGAGGCGCTCGTCGTGATCGCTCGGGTCTCACGGACGGACGGCCCCCGGACCGTCGTGCTCGGCGGAGATCGCCAGCTCGACTGGTACGACCAGCACGCACTCATCACCCTCGCCAAGGAGATCATCCGCGGCGACGTCTAGCGCTAGCGCCGGTGCCAAGGCCTCGCTTGCAGCCGCAACGGCCGCCTGCGCCGGCCCGGTCGCCACGCCAGCGCCCAGGTGGGCACCACGCCTGCCTCCGATACCAAGTAGATCTTCTTATAGGTAATCCTCCTACCAGGGAGGACTTCCAGCCGCGGCCCGACACGGGCCGCGGCTGGTTCGCATCCCGACACGGGAGGACGACATGCGCCCCGGACCCACTCCGAAGACGACGCCCAAGCACGGCCACGGCGGCGCCGGCTGGCAGGACGTACCGAACCTGCCGTACACCGGCCCCGGCTCAGAGCGGGAGCTGCCGAAGATCCCCGGCATGTCCTGGATGCCGCAGGTCGAAGGCTGGTGGGAAGTCGCCCGGACGATGCCGCACTGCGTGCTCTGGGAGCCCGGCGACTGGCTGTTCGCCATCGAGACCGCGCTGCTCAAGGACAACTTCTACCGCGAGTTCTTCGGCGGCTCGGTGCACGCCACCATGGCCACCGAGATCCGACGCCGCGAGGACCAGATGGGCATGACGATGGAGGCCCGGCGCAAGAACGGGATCCGCTACGTCGACCAGGCTGGCCAGGCCGACACCGAGACCCAGGACACCACCACCGAGGACAGCGAGATCCCCGACGGCGTCCGGAAGATCGGCACGGCTCGCTCGCGCCGCCAAAACCTGGCGGGCTGACCCATGCCGCGGACTGTGGTCCGCGCCCCGGAACATGACCGCCTGCGTTCGCTCGGGGCGCTGGCTGTCGCCTGGATCGAGTACTTCGTCCGCCACGGCCCCGGCGCCGTGCAGGGCATGGAAGTCGAGCTGGGCGACGAGTACGCCGGCTACATCATGGACGCCTACGCGCTTCTCTATGACGGCCGCCGCTGCTACGACCACTGCTTCCTGAGCCGGCCCAAGGGCACGAACAAGTCGGGCCTGGCCTCGTACATCGCACTCTTCGAGGCGCTCGGCCCCTCGCGGTTCGCCGGATTCGCGGAGGGCCACGAGGTCTACGAGGACCCGTGGGGGTTGGGCTTCCGGTACGAGTACGAGCCGGAAGAGCCGATGGGCAAGCCGGTGCACGTACCGATGATCCGGATCATGGCCACGGAAGAGGGCCAGACGGGCAACGTGTACGACACCGTCTTCTACAACCTGACGGACGACGAGTGCCCGCTGAGTCAGATCCCGGGCATCGACCCGGGCCGGACGCGCGTCTACCTTCCGTTCGGCGGATCGATCATGCCGAGCACCGCAAGCTCTGCCGCCAAAGATGGTGGAAAAGAGACATTTGTGGTGTTCGACGAAACACACCTGTATAACACCCCAGAACTACGCAGGATGTATAAAACGGTCACTCGTAACCTGGTCAAGCTTCGCGGTTCCGCGAGCGAGCCCTGGTTCATCGAGACGACGACCATGTTCGCCCCCGGTGAGGAGTCGGTCGCTGAGATCACCTTCCGCGAGGCGGAAGCCGTGATCACCGGCAAGAAGAAGCTCGGCCGGCAGCGGCTCCTCTACGACCATCGGTGGGGCGACTGCGAGGACTTGACCAGCGAGGAGATGCTGACCGCCGCCATCAAGGAGGCGTTCGGCGAGGCGATCCTCTGGAACGACATCCCCGCCATCCTCGACGAGTTCTACTCGCTGCACGCCGACGAGGCGGACAGCCGGCGGTACTTCCTCAACGCCGAGACCAGCTCGACTGACTCCTGGCTGCAGGTCAAAGAGGTCGACGCCTGCAAGGACAACTTCAAGCAGCTGGAGCCGAAGGACGTCATCACCCTCGGGTTCGACGGCAGCATCGGCGGCGACGACGCTGACTCCACTGCGCTGGTCGCCTGTCGGGTGTCCGACGGCCACCTGCAGCTGCTCGGGCTGTGGGCTCGGCCGGAGAACCTGCCGCGGTCGACCAAGCCGAAGACCAAGGCGAAGCCGAAGCGCCGAATCCCGCTCGACGACGACGAGCTGGACGAGATCGACGAGGAAGAGCCGAACCCGCTGGAGTGGCGTGTCGACGAGGTCGACGTGGACGCCGCGGTGGCCGAGGCGTTCCGCGAGTACCGCGTGGTCGGCTTCTACTGCGACCCGCCGCACTGGCAGAGCCACATCAATAAGTGGCACGCCAGTTACGGTAAGCAACTAAAGGCGCGCGTGACTCACGGCCGACCCTTGGAATTTTGGACGAACCGCCCGACCCAGATGGTCCAGGCGCTCCGGGAGTTCCGCATCGCGGTCAAGGGCAAGCAGATCAGCTTCACCGCGGCAGACGACCAGTTTGCCGACGACCAGTCCAAGGCGACCGAGCTGCGGCGAGCCCTTCTCAACTGCTACCGCAAGCCCACCCGGGCGGGGTTGCAGGTGAGGAAGGAGTACCCGAAATCGCCTCGTAAGATCGACGCGGCAATTGCGTCGGTTTTGGCGTATACGGCCCGAGGCGCAGCCATCGCCGCCGGCGTGAAGACCGGGCCGCAGCGCAAGCGCGTGGCCAAGAGGGTCCGATAACACGAAGGCCGACCTGGGGAACGGGGACCAGGCCGGCCTTCGTGGAACGCATCGCCGCTAAACGACTGCGCTCGAACCACGTATTCCGGCAGCGTAGCACAGCCCACCCCTTCAGATGTCCAGACGCGCACCGGACGTGCGTCAGACCAGGAGGTGGTCACTCGTCATGGACGGATGCCGCCACTGCACCCCCTGCAGCCTCGAACGAATCGAGGCCGCGCTCTCCCGATTGGAGACCAGCATGGCCACCGCCAAGCAGCAGATCGACGCCCTGTCCACGAAGGTCGACGGCCTCAGCGCCGTCACCGCCGACGTGGCCGCGGACTTCAACGCGTTCAAGACCGCGATGGAGGCCGAGCGGGACAACCTGTCCGTCGAGGGCCAGGCGGCCCTCGACGCCGCCAACGCCAAGCTCGACGCCGCGCGTGCGCAGCTGAACGACCTGGACGTCGCCGTGGGTGACGCCGACGGGTCCGAGGTACCGCCGCCGGTCGAGGGCACCTCCCCCGGCAACGACGCGCCGGCCGAGGGTGGCGTGGACGGCACC